AGTTAGTAAATATCTTAAAAAAAGTTTAAATTATATTATTTTAAGAGATTATATGTATTATTTAGCTAACAGATCTTTAATTAGTTATATGTTTGCTGATTTATCAGATGATATAGCTATACGTCAAATTTATATTGATACTCTTAGCGCATCTAATACAAGTAATATTTTTTCTTCTTATAGACATGTATCTTTTAATAAATTTTATCAATCTACAACTTCAAAACAACCGTTAGAATATTTTGATGCTGCTGGTTCTAATAATGTTGGGGATTTTATAAATAAAGATGGTTCTGAAGAATGGTACCCAGCTAAAAAATCTCAATTTTTATCCCAAGCACCTGGATCAACAGCTGTTATAGAAGTGAAAACAACTGATAATTATGGATATACAGAATTTGCTAAAGATTGGATAAATAATGCTATAAATAACACATCAACTAGTATTAAAAGTTTAAAATTAAGTTCTACTGAAACTACAACATATAGTCAACTTCTTGATAAATATAAACAAGAAATAAGTACTTATGAAACTAATAATTATAGTGATTCATCAACTTTTGAGGCATTTGATCCTAGTTTATATATACCTATAAGAAAAGCAATAGCTGATACAACCACAAATACTCCATTAACACCTAATTCTCCTATTTGGGATAAAACGATTGACACACCAACAATTCCTAATACTAATTCTAATTATCCAAATTTTTCAACAAAAAGACTAAGAGAAAATATACAAGATTATTTGAATAGCATAACAGATACAGCACCTGATTTAAGAGTATTATATGATCTTTACGCAGGTACTTTAGATAATCAAATATTAGTTTCTACTGGTGAATTAAATAAATATCCTGATTCTCCTATTTATAAAGAAAATGATATTAACTTTACAGTCACAGAAAATTTCACCCCAGGTACTGAAGCTACTCCATCGTCTACAGAATATTATATAAGATTAAACCCTAAATCTATTTCATACTATCAAATTACAGGTGGAAGAAATGGAGCCCCAGGAAATGTAAATACTGGAGCTGCTTTAAGAGCTCCATACACATCACATAGAAACTAATGTATATACCTAAAGGACAAATAAAACAAAAATATTATTATACAGATGGTGGAGAATATAAAATATCCACTAATGTAGAATATATTGGGTATTATCATAAAGATAATTTTGATAATGTTTGGACAGGACAAACACATACTAATGAGTCTGTTTTATTAGTTTCTTTTATACCTACTCCATTTATTGATAAAAATTCATCATCTGATGTTAATGTAATAATATATAATAAACTTAATAAAACTTCAAATATATTAGGTGCTAATGCTTTACCTATAATACCAAGTAATTTTGAAGTTAATAATAAAGATTATGAATTAGGATTTTTATCTAGATATTTTGTTAAATATAAAGCTTCTTCAAGTCCTAAATTTGATGAAATTAATGAATCAACATATAAAAGTGCTATACAAAATCCTACTCAGTATCATTCTGATATGTATATTTTTGTAACATTATTATGGAGAGTAAGAGGACCATTATCTGATCAATATAAAAACAATATATTAGTAAAACCTGGAGTATATAGTTCTAATAAACGTTCTGTAGAAGATGCTGAAAAACGTTGTCCTGAAATTAATTTATATTTAACTAATTTAATTGAAAAGGCAATTATAGAACCTTAAGTTTGGCTTTTATAGTATTTTTTACTATAATTAGCTAAATGCATTATATAATTGAAACATCTGAACAGCTTGAATTCTTAAAAAAACATAGTTGTTATGATAGCTGTTTTGTGAATATCATACCAGGCAATGATTTATATCATCCTAAATTGATTGGTGTTAGTTGTGTTTATTACAGATGTAGTCAAACTAAAGGATATATATTACCTGTAAACCATACAGAATCATTTAATTTAGATTGGTCTCAAGTATTAGAATTTATTAAAAAACATAAAATAATTCATGTTTTAGACAAAAAATCCCATGATTACTTTATCCAGGATGCTATAAAATGTACTGACATTAATTTTAAAATATTAAATAATGGAAAAGATGCTATTAAATCTCATGAATTTAACACAGTTACTCACAATCATTTCTATAGACAACATTATTTTAGGAATAATGTTAATTCTTTAATTCCAATTTCAAAACATTATGAGAAATGGGAATCTATTTATCCATTAATTGAAACATATTTAGATAACAAAATTGATCTATATTTTGATTATGAATATACTGGTGTGTTTAAAATTATAGAAGAAAGTGGTATAAAAATATCACCATCAAAGTTTAAAAACTATTTTGAAACAAACCATGATGATTTTTCTATAACTAAAAATAAAATTCATACTAAATTTAATTTATATAATATTACTACAAGACCTAGTAACGCATTTAATAATATTAATTTTGCTGCCTTACCTAAAGAAAATGGAGCTAGACAATCATTTGTACCATCTAATGATTTTTTAGTAGAATTTGATTTCTCAGCTTACCATCCCAGTATTATAGCCAAATTAATTAATTATGATTTAGGAGATAAACCATATCAACATTTAGCTGAAATAATGGGTGTTGATGAACAAGAAGCTAAAGAAATAACATTCCAGAATTTATATGGTGGTATCAAACCAGAATTAAGAAATAAACCTTATTTTAAAAACATAATAACACTTATTGATAAACTATGGGATGATTTTAATTATGGTGGTTTTGTTTTAATAGGAGGAAATCGTAGATTAACTAAAAATAATATTGATAGTCCTTCACCACAAAAATTATTTAATTACTTAATTCAAAGTAAAGAAACAGAAAATAATGTTAAAATTTTAACAGATTTATTTAAATATTTAGAAAATAAACAAACTAAAATTATACTATACACATATGACTCAATATTATTTGATTTTTCTAAAAATGATAGTAAGCAGTGTTTGGTTGATATTAAATCAATTATAGAAAAAAATGGTTTTAAAACAAAATTTCAATATGGAAAAAATTACGGTTTCAAAAATTGATAACATATTTATCAGTCGACCAATTGATGAAATCGTGACTAATAAACTGTTTTGTACCTTTATTCAAAGAGAAGATCTAAATGAAACTATCTCTACTATAACAGGTCAATATAAAATACTATATGATAAAATATTTGTTTTAGAATCAAAACAAACAGATGAATATATTTGTACATACAATATTGACTCAGTTAATTTTGATAATCAAGTATTTAATAATACTATTCTAGTACATCGTAAAAAAGAAACTAATACGTTGTATACTATTAATGCTTTAAATGCTTTAATAAGAAGTTTAAATGGTGGGTTGATGGATCCATATTATAAAATAAACTGGCCTGATTATCAAAATATGATTCTTTTAACTCAAAATAATGAGTTAAGAAAAATTCAAACAAAAATCTTTAAAATAATTTCTCTTTAAGTTTGGCATTTTAAAAATTTCTCATTATATTTGTATCAAATAAAAAAGTTACAATATATGAGTATGGATTTAAATGCAATTAAAAATCGTTTGCAATCGCTGCAAAACAAAAAATCCGGTGGTAACAAAGAAGACCGATCAAAGTACTTCTGGAAACCATCTGTAGGAAAACAGGTTGTTCGAATTGTTCCTTCAAAATTCGATAAATCAAACCCATTTAAAGAAGTTCTTTTCCATTATGGAGTAGGAAATCGCTCTATGGTTGCTTTAAGCAACTGGGGTGAAAAAGATCCTATTATTGAGTTTGTATCTCAACTCCGTAAAACTAGTGACAAAGAAAACTGGAAATTGGCTAAAAAAATTGAGCCAAAAATGCGAGTATTTGCCCCAGTAATTGTTCGTGGAGAAGAAGAAAAAGGTGTTCGTTTGTGGGAATTTGGTAAAGAAATGTATCTTGAACTTCTTAGTATGGCTGAGGATGAAGATATTGGGGATTACACAGCAATTGTTGATGGTCGTGATTTGACTGTTGATACTGTTGGTCCTGAAGTTACTGGTACTAAATACAACAAATCAACTGTTCGTGTTCGTACTAAACAAACACCAGTAAGTGAGAACAATTCTCAAGTTAAAGAGTGGTTAAGTGAACAACCAGATGTTTTAAGTCTTTATAAAAAGTATGATTTTGATGAGATGAAAAACATTTTGATGGCTTGGTTAAATCCTGAAGATGAAGTTGAAGAAACTACAGTAACTTCAGAAGATGAAACATCTAGTCCATTTGTTGAAGAAACATCAAAAGCAAATTTCTCAACTCCTGCTCCAAAGAAAAAGAGTAATTTTGATGAGGACGAGTTTGATTCACTTTTTAACGACTAATCCACATGGCTAAAAAAAGTGGAAATTCAGTTAGTGAAACAGTTTCAGGTACTGTTAAAGGTACCTTTAGCTTAGATTCTTTTAAGAAATCAAAATTTCTTAGCTCTAATAGTATTAAATTTAAAGAGCAAAAATGGATTCCACTATCTCCAGCCTTTCAAGAAATTGTAACATTACCTGGTATCCCACATGGTCACATAACATTGTTACGTGGCCATTCGGATACCGGTAAAACTACAGCTTTGCTTGAGATAGCTGTGAATGCCCAAAAAATGGGTATTCTACCAGTGTTTATTATTACTGAGATGAAATGGTCTTGGGATCACGCTAAGATGATGGGATTACAAGTTAATGAAGTAGCTGATAAAGATACAGGTGAGGTAGTTGATTACAATGGGTTTTTTATCTATGTAGATAGAGGTAAATTAAATACAGTTGAAGATGTAGCAGAATTTATTCTTGATTTATTAGATGAGCAGAAAAAAGGTAATTTACCTTATGATTTATGTTTCTTATGGGATTCAATTGGATCTGTACCATGTGAAATGTCTGTTAAATCAAATAAAAATAATAATGAATGGAATGCTGGTGCAATGAGTACTCAATTTGGTAATAATGTTAATCAACGTATTTTATTATCAAGAAAAGAATCATCACCTAATACCAATTCATTAGTTTGCATTAATAAAATTTGGGTTGACAAACCAGCATCACCAATGGAAATGCCTAAAATGAAAAACAAAGGTGGTAATACTATGTTTTTTGATTCCACATTGGTTGTAACATTTGGTAATATTACTAATTCAGGTACATCTAAAATTAAAGCTACTAAAAATGGTAAAGATGTTGAATTTGCTAAACGTACTAAAGTAGCTATTGATAAAAATCACATTAATGGTGTTACTACAATGGGTAGAGTTATTATGACACCTCATGGTTTTATTGAAGAAGATCCTAAAGCTATTAATGAGTATAAAAAAGAACACTCACATGAATGGTTACAAGTTTTAGGAAGCTCTGACTTTGACATTATTGAAGAACATGAAGTATCAGAAGATGTAAGGGACATTTTTGATAACACAAATGAATAAAGATTTTAAATCTATACTAGACAATATAAAAGCAGCAACTAAGGAGGACTTAAAACCAAAAGTCCTCCTAATTGACTCAATGAATACATTTTTGAGAAGCTTTGCTATGATTAATCATATAAATCCTCAAGGACATCATATTGGAGGTTTAACTGGTTATTTAAAATCTATTGGTTTTGCTATTAGACATATCAATCCAACAAGAGTAATTTTAGTTTTTGATGGACCTGGTTCAACTGTTAATAAGAAAAATTTATACAATGAGTATAAAGGAAACAGACATTTATCTAGAATAACAAATTGGGAAGGATTTGAAGATCAAAATGAAGAAAGTGAATCTATAGTTAATCAAATGCGAAGATTAATGTATTATTTACAATGTCT